GTTCTGTGCGAATAGACCAGCAATGTCACCATGTATACCTAACCATCTGTTAAAGTCAGCATACTTATCATATTGATACTTCATGTTACCAAACACACCAGTGTAGGTGTTATTAGAAGAATAATCATCTGCTCCGCCACCCACATAGTCAACGGCACCCATGGCACCAGTCAAATAAGTAGTACCAGCATCTGATGTTTTACCAACAAGACTGGCATAAGAGAAAGGAGCTACAATCGCAAAAGCATCTTTTCTAGTAGCCGCAACAGTAGAAGCTTTGTTTTGTGAAAGAATGTGTTGCATGATTAAACCAATATCCTGACCATCTGGATCATCGATTAGGTCGTAGCAAGAGTCAATATCACCAGAAGTATATACGCCATTATAAGTAGCACCTGGATAAGTATCCGATGTTCTTGGATAAATACTGTTATAGTGAATGTGCTTTAAGATTGGCAAAGTACCAAAACTTGTATTAACAATCGCACCAGTTGAGCCAACTTTTAAGAAGATTCTACTATTAGATGTCAATAAAACATTCTCAGCAAAATTTGTGTTGCCGTAAATATCTTTACCAGTTGAATTATAGTTCAATACATATTTTTCAACTTGAGTGAAAGTACCATCAGTTTCTTTTACGAATACTAAAAGTGCAAATTCACCGTTAGCCCAAATAGGCTCATAATCAAAATAAGAACTAAACTTATTAGTAACGTCACTAGAAACTTGCAAGCCCCATGCAGCAGTTGAAGAACAAACACCAACAGCAACATCTTGTTGTGAAGTTACATATCTGTTATAGACAGTCAACTTGGCAGTAGAAACACTAGCACTTAAGATTAAGTTGGCTGTTCCGGTAATAGACGCATCATTATCATTGACAACGGTAATAACATCTCCCCATCCAGTAGGAGTTGCTGTATTCCAAGAAACTGTAATAGCACCTGGGGAAGTAAAGTCAACATCAATTATTGCTGTTCCGTTTGTTAATGAAAATGTACTAGCAGCAGCAGCGACATCACCTGTTAATTGAACATCTTCTAGTAATGCTCTCTGTGTGTAAGTAATAGTAGCGGCAGCAGTTTCTACTGCACTAATATTCAATTCTGCCAAAACTACAGAAACGCTATCAGTTATCAAAGATGGTAACGTAACTTCTGCAATGTCTTGATTGTACAAATCAGCTTTTTTGGAATGCTGGTACATATCCATTACAGCCGCATCAGTTCCACCACTTAATACCATAGAAACATTCTCTGTAGTAGTAGCCGAATCAAGTGGTCTACAAATATACATAGATGAGGCATAGCTATAAAAGTTCTTTATGTTATACCAATCCATATAATTATAATTATCTGGTGTTCCGTAGTTAGCAATAAGAGTATCCTCACCAGATACCAAATTAACTTTTAAAGCCTCGCCATAATCAGCTCGTAAAACACCAAATGTGTTAGAACTAGGAAGGTTTGGTACTGTAAATCCAATCGACTTCTCTGTAACATTAATACCTGGCGATAGTAAACTTGTTGCCATTATTTTTAATCTCCTTTTTAATTTTAAAACATATTAATACATTCGTCCGAGACTCTATATCCCAGGAACAATATGTAAATCATTCAATTATATGTATTTATAAAAAACTACTATTTTTCAGGTGTTATACCAGTTTATACTTTACCTAGTCCGGACAAGTACTTCAACACTCTCTTATCAGTTATTTTATCTCTAGCAACTGAAAGTATGTCATTATTTTTCTTAGCATCGGATAATTTTATAGCTTCTTTCAAACAATACTTGAATGTTATCATTCCCACCGTCCTGACCAAAAATCATATTTTTTCCCAGACTTTTTAGATACTTTCTTTACTATGAACATAATATTATCCGGAACTTCAGATATTAGTTCATCATCAGTGCCAACATTCACGAATCTGTGCCATGTTGAATACCAGTCATTAATTATGGACTTTAGATTTTCAATGTTGTCTTCTTTAAATTTATTTTTAGAATTACTTACATATTTCTTAAATCTTTTAATATTTTTTATCATCATTTCCTTAAAATACAGACATGTTTTCAAAATCATCTTCAATAAATGAACTAGTTGGTTCATAATACTCGGTTGACATATTATCTTCCGGTAATTTGGATTTAATTAATTTACTTCTCAATTTAGAAAAATCTTCTCGCTTATGATTGACCATATCAGTGACCCGTTCATCAAATATAGTTTCATCTGTTAAATATATACATGCATGTATTAATGACATGACAAGATCATCTTTGTAACCTTCCTCAGCAGCATAAGATGTCTTTTTCTTAACAAAAGTTGAGAATTGGGCTAGTGTCTTCGAACTATATAATACCAATTTGTCTCTCTCTATTAATTCTTTTATTCTTAGACAATTTGCTTTTTTATTTTTAGATGTTGTTCTATAACCAAAATCACTAACCTTCTCGGAGTATATATTCTCATACTCTTCTAATTGATTTAGATTTTCTAGAATTAATAGACCTGTCTGGTCATTATTCTCAATAAATATAAATGCTTCATTGTAAAATCTACCAAGTAATGCGATAATTTCATGGGCTTCACTATAGTGCATACCAGAATTTATTTCTACAGTACATACTTGTTCAATTGGTATCTCTGTAATATCCAATATCTGTATAGCTAGACTATCACCCTCACTATCACTAGTTATCTTAGCAGGATCGACACCCATTACGTAGCTTCTACCTTCCATTGGATAGTGGAACATGTCTATTTTTTCTAATAGACCTTTGTTTATGGTTTTTATTATAGACTCTAGCTCATCACCAAATTCCAATGGTTCTTTCAGAGATTGCTTAGTCAAGTGTTCACTACTAATAAGAGTATCAGAAGAACCTAGGAATTCATTCTCGAATTCTTGGGCAAAATCTCTTATTCCCTTATTGGATATAGTATCTGATCTCCACTCATTCTTTATGAGTCTATATTTACCATTTTTCTTGTTTATTCCATATAAATCATCATACGTTTCGGTCTCTTCATTCCAAAATTGAAACTTATCTATGGTTATTTTTAGATTTTCCTTTTGTTTTACTACTAATTCATCATATATTCCACCTATATTAACAATATAAGTTTCTTTAGTTGTTAAGTCATGTAGTTCTATTTCATCGTCACTTTCATATTCCTTGAATTTTAAATGACCACATCCATACATAGGAACGTCCCACCAGTCAACTCTATAAGGAACATACTTGTTAATACCATGTATTGCTTTATCCCATATTTCATAAAAGTGATTGAGTCCGTTTGGCGTGGAAATGGCAAATATCTTTGATTTAGGAGATGATGAGATTGTAGGATAAACAGAGTTATAGAAATCATGCCATTTAGTAGAAGGTATAAATCCTAACTCGTCAATCATTACAAGAGCAATGGATTCACCTCTAGCAGAACTATCACTTGTAGCGTTAGCCATAACTCTACAACCATTTTCCAATTCAACTTCCGTTTTTGCCCAGGTAACAATACCTGGCATCATCCATTTAGGTAGTTCTATGAACGCTAACTTAATTCTGGAGAGAATTTCAACGGCTTGTTTCTGTTTGTGTGCCAATATTGCCACATTTTTTGTCTGATTGAATATTATATAATGTAAAATATATAAAGCAGCGGTAGTCGTCTTAAATGACTGTCTAGATGTTAATAATACAGAGAATCTTTCTTTATCGAACTGTTGTATTATCTCTTCCTGGTAATCAGTAATTGGTATGTGCATAAGACCGTGTTCTTGGTGCACAATCTTATAGTAATTCTTCGCAAAATATATAATATCGTTCTTACATTTAATATATTCTTCAATATGGTCTGCTTCCAATCCCAGTGGTTGTGATTCGCCTCTTAATTTGGAGTTTCCTAGATATGATAATTTTTTTCCGTTTAAATCTGTTGCGAAATCCCGCAATTTCTTTTTAATATCCATTTTATAACTCTGTTAATTTAGTTCTAAAGTTAGACATCCTATCACACCAAAATTGCTCCTCTTCTTTCTCAGAAGAAGTTGCATTTTTTCTATCTCTCGTATACTGTCTTAAAGAGAAACATTGTTTCTGTGATTCTTCGTATTTAATCTTTAGTTCTAATTCTGTGAGAACTTTAGTATTCTTACTAACTTCACTAGCCAAAGCTATATTAGCATATCTACTATCCAATTGTTCTAATCCCCAGTATGTACCACTAGATAAAAATCCTATAATAGTACACGCTGTAATAATTTTAGTTCCGTATTTCATAAATATCTCCTTTTGTTCGTTACTCATTTTTCTTATGCTCTTTATGATCTTCCTTATTTGGAAAATAATATGCTATGATGTCTTTAATATTACCAAATAATGTACCAGATGCAAAAAATAGTATCTCTTTTACGCCTGCCCCAGCAGGTATAGGAAAGAATACTATACATACTAAAAAGAAAAACACTAGGGAGAACGTTAACATCATAACAATGAGTCTATTTCTCATCATTACCATTAATGTTATATTATCCTTTTTTTTAGTTACTGGTTTCACTTTCTTTTATAATTTTAAGTAAGTCGGCATTGGTACCTTGGAAAATCATATTATTTTGGGTACCAATGTTATTTCCTTTTGAAGGATCAACACCTGGTGTTAAGCCCTTGAGTTTATTTATATTTATTTGTATGTCTGTAATATCTTTATATATTTCAGTGACCATTTTGATTTGTCTAGAGACAACATCAGCTAGTTGGGATATGGATGAAATGTCAGAAGCTTTTAGTTCCAATATAGGTATATCATATGCTTCTGCTAGTTTCTCATGTCCAGGTCTTATTATGGAGTTTAAATACTCTTTTGCAGCATAAAATGACTCTCTAAGCTCATTTACGTCCACTATAGAGTCACTTTCCCCTAGTGGAGCCAACGCAGAAGTGTCTATTACTATTGGTGTGTAAATTGGAATATCCAAATCATCGACCACAGTCTCAGCCATATTTAAAATTTCATCAACTTTTTTAAATTTCTTCTCTACTCTTTCCTTTTTCATTAGTATATAAACTCTTTAGATGTTTTGTGTCTTATACCCATTACTGTTAATAGCAATTTAGTTTCGGCAAGACATTCATTTTTACCACCACCCATTATTATACAATTATTAAGACCTCTGAAATTGCTTATCAAGTCATCTGGTAAATAAAGTGGATCGTTTTTGTCATATAATTCTTCTAGACCTAATTCTTTAAAATCTTCTATTGTCAAGTCTCTACTATCTGATAATTTCTTTTTTCTCATATATTTAGCAGTCTTTATGATGTCATTATCACTAATACCTGTATTCATCCAACCTCTGAAGAATCCATAAGACTTCTCAACAAATTTTATCTTTCTTACTTTATCTTCCTCTAGATCATTTTCTACTAACCAGTTAATACAATCATGTTTTGTGTCCATACCAAGTTCTTCACCATTGAATACATATACAATTTTTCTTGACTGTTTATTTAAAAATTCTGTATATTAAAGTGAATGTAGTTTCTACTAATTGGTTGTATGTCAATCGATAGTACATCTACTGTTAATTTTTTATTAAATATTCTTTAAATACTTTCATATTTTTATTGACATTGAGATTTTTGTGTGGTATAATTAAATCTTATAGGAAACATAAATAACCTTTATAATTATAGGGAACATAAATAACCTTTATAAAACACTCTTATTTATAAAGATATGCCAATAAAGACCACACCTACTGAATATTTCGGTCATACATTTATGACAAGAAAAGTAATATCAGCTTTTATAGATTTTATTATTGATAAAGTTTATGTGGAAAGATTCGATGAAGAAGGTAATATATTAAAATATATTAGACCACCCATTCAATATTCCAATTTGGACCGATTATTTACAGTACTAAGGTCTAATAACAATAATGATTGGTTAAAAGATCAAGTAACAGTTAATAACATATTACCAAGGATGGCAGTTAATATTACAAGCGTTCAGTATAACCAAGAAAGGAAATTGAATAGTTTTAAAAAAAGAATTGCCTGTGATGTTGTCAATAATTCCGTGGCCTCAGTAATGAACCCAGTTCCTTATACAATGGACATTGATCTTAGTATAATTACAAAGTCCATAGACGATACTTGGCAAATAATCGAACAATTGGTTCCAATGTTCCCACCTTCTTATACAATGGAATTAAATTTAATGGACGGTTATTCTCCTGAGGAAGTTGTATTTACATTAACTTCAGTAACACCTGATTCGGATGAGGATTATGGCGTAATTGATCAAAGATTGTTTAATAGTAATCTTACCTTTACTGCAAATGTTAATTACTATTACATTAAGAGAGATGGCACAAGTAAATTAACAAAGGATATATTGTTAAATTACTATGCACAACAAGAAAAGGATTTTGCCAAATTTCAGAGTATACAATTAAGTGAAAATAGCGTATCGCCCGTCGTTGACATGAGCATAGAGGATATGAACATCAATACTACAATAACAGACTTTTAAACTACAATAGAAGTTTCAATACACTTTTTACACATAGGTTTTTTGTTAATAAACATACCTTGTCTAGAAAGTTCCATTGCTTTTTTGTCATGTTTATGCTTTTCTCTAGATACTTTTATCTTTTTACCACAAACATAACAAGCATAGGTACTTTGTTTTAACTCAGTACCTTCTTCTATATATTCTTTAAATATAATCATTTTTGTGTTATCCTATAACATATGATTTTCTTTACAGACTTTCTATATTAAATATCTTGTCTTTCAATTCCATTATCTGCTGGATCACCCTTTAGTAGTTTTCCTTGATTCTTCTTCTGAGAATTCTTTACTTTTCTACCTATGTGTAGAGAATTTTTAGAGATACCATCAAGGTCTTCTCTAGAATTCTTGACATTTTCTTCAATGTCAAGTCTCTTTAATTTTCCATTACCTTTAGTAACTTTGCCTTGATTCTTCTTCTGAGAATCTTTTACTTTATTAGCTTTATCTGAGCCGTCGTCTCCTCCACCCAAATCTTGTCTTTCTATTGTAGCTTCTAAAATCTTTTTGAAAATATTGTCCATTTTTAAATACCTATTATTTATGTTGCTATTATCATTCTTAAAGTAACACCTAAGCTACCAGCTTTTGCTACTATCTTATCAATTACGTCTATTGTGGCACCAAAACCATCAAACGCAACAGCGCCTGCTTTGGAAGCATCAGAACCTAGTATGAATGGAACGTTAGTTACCAAACTGAATACTAATTGTTCTCTACCAACCTGTGCTCCAGTATCACATTCAATTTCTAATTCACAATCACCGGATGCGATTATATAAAGAAACTTGAAGTTACTGGTTGCCTCGCTTCCATCAATGGTAGGATCGAATAGAATTTGTTCAGTGCTTGCTGCTATGTTATATTCTCGGTCGTCTTTGGAAGTGAAATTTAAGCTCTTTGTA